CCGTCCTTGTAGTGGGCCGGAGAGTTAACTGGGTCAGGTTGATTTTTTTTTGGTCGTCCTCTTTTTTTCTTCTGTGCTTCCATCTTTATTTTCCTTTTCGAGTAGTGCCTCGATTAGTTGTTCAGCTTCTTCTTCATCAAGCTCTATGGTTATGGTTATCTTCCTGCTCAAGCAGTTTGCCTTTGAATGTATCTTTTGCGAATCTCGCCCCAGCCTTTGTCAGCCGCCTGTTTGTAGATCCATGGCAGGCTAACAACCTGTCCTCCGGGCATGTGGAATTTTGTTTTATCTTTAGCGTCTTGCACAAAAACAAAACCTCCAACCTCTACGTTAAATCTGCCTTCCTTGATCGCAGACTTTGTTCGCAAATATCTGGTGCTGTTTCCTTTGCTTGGATACCCGCTCATTCTTTACCTCTCAATTAGTTTGTAAAAGCGCTGCGCTCTGAGGGTTCGCCGGAGATATGAAAACAACCCCCCCAGAGCAACAGCTAGGAACTAAAACGGAATGTTGTCGTCGTTCTTGTCGTTAGACGATAAGTCAGCCAATCCGCCGCCTTGTTGTGGCGCCGGAGGCGGAGTGGGCGGTTTCGTTCCCTGAGCCTTCTCTACTTCCTGAGAAGTAGTAATCTCCTCTTGCAGCCACGGAGGAAGTGTCTCAAAAATATCACACATTTTCTTGGACTCTTCTGAGCTTTCGCCTGTCCATTCCTTGCAATAGATTTCGACATCGAAGTCTTCGATCTCGTTAATCGTATCTACCTTCTTGGCGCCACCATCTGGTTTGTACAATGAGTCAACAGCAGTCTTGCCTTCAGTACCATACTCAATTATCTCAATCTCGCAGGTCACACCCAGCACATTGCTCAGCTCAAACCCTTTGACCTCTGCTTCAGTAAAAGAGCGTCCGCGCCAACTCTTTAAGTCTTTGTGCAGCGTTGCGTTCTCATGTAAAGAAGCTGTGTACTTCTTAGACGCTGAGAAAGGACGACCATCAGCCATGCTGATATCACCCCAAGTCTCTGCATCGTTCTCTACTTGCAGTTGGCTGGTAATCTCCCAGTAAATCCTAAGCTCTCGCTTATCTTTCTCTGGTTGATCCTGCCAGCTTCTTTTGTGCGTTCCCATGTCAATGATCCGATAACACGTTGCCTTGTACCGTCCCACTGGCAGGTTCTCGTAATCACCGCCTCCACCACTTGCTACCATTATCATAAAATACTCCGGTTGTTTGAATTTATAAAAAGTTGTGCTATTTTACACAACTTAGCACATAGCACAAGCCGGAAGATATGAAAATTAAACCACCTAAGAATTTTAAAAATCTAGATAAGCCATTATCTGGAGATGTGCGGTCTGAGTTTATGGACTTTCTGTTGAATCGAGGTTATGAATTTGATTCAAAGAAAGGCCTGATTTCAGACGGCAGCATAGGTAGAGCATACATCAATGGCGATTCAAAAAACAAACAAAATGGCTGGTATCAATTGTGGCTCGATCAGGAGGTGCCATATGGAAGAGTCGGAGACTACCGTGTGTCTGCAACTGAGCCAACGTCTGTGTTCCGCCCTGAGAACGCAGAGAAGTGGTCAGACATTTCTCCAGAACGCAAGAAAGAGATAAAGGAAGAAACAAAGCAACGTGAACAACAGCGTAAGGCAGAGCAAGAAGAACATTACAAACAAGGAGCTGCACGCGCCAGTAAGGAGTGGCAACTTGGAGTGCCTTGTGACAAACATCCGTACCTAGAGAAGAAAAACGTCTGCTCCTATGGTTTGCGTGTAGATAAAAACGGATCGCTCATGATCCCGATTGAGAATCAGTTGGGAGAGATTGCAGGCCTGCAAAAGATTGATGGTGATGGCAACAAAAAAATTGAGTACGGATCTAAGAAGGAGAGTAACTACTTCTTTATTGGCAAGAACTTGTTAAAGGGCTGCGACAGAATTAATTACGTTGAGGGCTATGCAACTGGCGCCAGCTATTTTGCGGACCATAACCAGCCAGTGGTTGTGTGCTTTGATGCCTACAACTTGTCGAATGTCGCCAAGGTGTTCTTTCCGTTTTTTAAGACTAAGAAGCATGTGTTCATTGCGGACAATGATGAGAAGAGTCAGACAGGAGAGAAGGAGGCAGTCAAGGCCTGCCAAATTATACAGGAGCTGAAGGGTCAGGCTGAGGTGCTGATGCCAATGAGTGCTGGTGACTACAACGATCATGCAAATGACAAGAACAAGGACGTTGTCGAGGTGTTGGAGGGTGAGCTGGTAGATCCTGAAGATCCTAAGCCTGTCGTCATGGGAGACATCACTCCAGTGGACTACGAGTTCACCAAAAGCTCCACAGGCAAATATTTAAACGTCAAAGAGAACATACAGGGCGTGCTGACGGTTAATTCTATTAACGTGGTGTACAACGTGATCAAGAAGGTGATGGAGATAGACATACCTAACATGGAATTCATTGCGGACCTGAAAGAAGATGCGTCTTTGACTGAGATTGAAAATCGTTGCATCACGATGGGTGTTCCGCACTCCAAGGTCGCTGATTATCTCAAGGTAATCTGCAAGCCATACAATCCTGTACAGGAGTGGATGGAATCCAAGCCATGGGATGGACGCAGTCGCCTGCAAGAGTTCTTAGACACGATTGGCTGTCCTGAGAATGAACCATTGAAAGAGATGCTCATGAAGAAGTGGTTAATATCCTGCGTAGCAGCAGCGTGCGAGCCAAACGGAGTTGAGCTGGAGGGCATCCTAGTCTTCCAAGGCGCACAAGGCCTTGGTAAGACGCTGTGGTTCAAGCGCCTAGCGAATTATGACGAGGGTTGGTTGTTGGAGGGTGCTACGCTCAATCCTAGTGACAAGGACAGTGTGAAGAGGGCCGTCAGCCACTGGATAGTGGAGCTGGGAGAGATTGAGTCTACGTTTAAGAAGTCCGACATAGACCAGCTGAAGGCTTTTGTTACGGCCAAGAGCGATGAGCTGCGCCTACCTTATGATAGGGGCTTCTCGCGCTACCAAAGACGCACAGCCTTCTATGCGAGTGTTAACGCACGCGAATTCCTGACGGATACGTCTGGGAACCGGAGGTTCTGGGTAATTCCAGTGCGGAGTATCAATTTCAACCATGGAATTGATATGCAGCAATTGTGGGCTGAGGTTAAAGAGACTATGTACATACAGGGCCAGAAGAGCTGGTTCCTAAGCCCACAAGAGCGCGAAATGCTGCACGATAGTAACGAGGTATACAGAACACAGAGCGCTGTCGAAGATTTGATACTGGAGCATGTGCGCTTTGACAGTCGCATGACTGAGCCAGTGCAGATGACCAAGCTGTTGAAGGATCTGGGGATCAAAGCTCCCCGGATGCCTGACTTCAAGGACGCAGCACGCATACTTCATGAAAAAGGAATAGAACCAAGGAGATCAAATGGAAAGAAAGTTTATGACCTCGACTATGATAAGCCAGATCAAGAGCCAAGCGTCAAGTATTCTGGGTATGGTTCAGACGACTACTAGGTCGTCCCGACTGCGCTCAGCTATCGCCTACCTAGCGCTGTCTGTGAGCTTTGTCGCCGCGATTTTTGCACTCATACCTGTGCTGGTCATGGTTGGTGGCATTGTGGCTGCTCACAGGCTGGAGGAGGAGTGATGGCTGAAGAATTTAATACTGATCTAGTGATCAAGGTGATCGAAGAGAATAAGAGGCTGGAAGCAGACATTCGGAACTGGGAGGCACGTTACGATGCGCTGCTAAAGACTAACGAATACCTAAGATATAAAGGTGAGTCGGTTACTTACCACGGCTTCACTAAAGAAGAGCTACAGGTCATGATGAACCAACTGCACCCAGACAAGCACGATGGCAAAACGATCTACAACAGCATCATGCAGAAGCTATTGAGTATCAAGCAATGAGGATCTTTCTCACGACGTTCTGGGAGGATGATGTGTGTTACGAAGGCCCGAACCTGCTTGCTGATACACGCGAAGAAGCGGAGCTTATGGCCGAAGGATCAGGCGTGGAAATCGTGGCTGAGGTGGAGGATTTGGTCGTTACTGACGAGGGTGTAGCTACCCTGCACTGATCATGCGCGTGTTGTTGTGTTGTGGTGTGTGGTTGGACGCGGAATTAAATGTTGTGAAATAGGGTGAGGCTAGAATGCACTATGCACTTAGCTATGCACTGATGTCGAATTGAGCTAAGTCATTGATTTGTAAGAGGTATGTTTATATAGGTAGTGTATAATACCCTTTATTTATTAAATTTTAAAAAGAGGCTATATAGCTATATACGGGCATCAACACTAGCATTATGGTTAGTATACGCCATAGAGTTGGGGGACAGTACACTACCCTACCTGTGTGATGATGGAGAATGCGATGGAAGAGTTTATCTATGATGGCAGTCAGGATTTTGAGGCGAACTTCGAGCGCTGGTTTGTTTTGAATTGTGAGGAGCGCTCGTACTATAATGAGCCGCAGTACACAAGGGAGCGTGGAAGAGAAATCTTCGCGGACATTGTTAAAAGCAAATGGCAAGACAAAAGAAAGAAAAGCCAACCTTAGTAGCTGTTCCTGATTCGTTTGAGAAGGATGAGGAGCATGGCATCACAGCAATGCAGAGTGGATTCGTTTGGCATTATACCGAAGGTGCGTGTAGTCAGACTGAAGCTGCTCGAAGAGCTGGCTTCGAGTTCCCAGCGTCAGCTGCAAGCAAGATGCTCAACGGTCAACACTTCCCGAAGGTTACCAAAGCCGTCAGGCTGAAGCAGGAGGAGCTGAGAGTTAAGTATGCGATTACTCCTGAGAAAACTGGCACCATGTTGTGGAAGGTAGCAGAGACTGCGTTTGAGGA